AACAGAAGTTTTCAAAATAGGTGAAGATGGAAATACAATTTCTGGTTGGCAAATAAAGGAAGATAGATTACATAGATTCAATAGTACTCTAGCTGGTCAATCAGTAGATTATTATGATGGTGTTTCAGCTGCTGGAAAAACTATATCAAGGATGAAATTGGATGCTGGTTATCAAGATAAGAGTGGAATACTAATTTCAGATGTTGATGCAGTTGGAACTGCAGTATCAGTTGCGGCTATATCGATGTCTACCTTTGCCGATCCTGGTGTATTGACAAATGCAGAAATAAATATGGTTAGTATGCCAGATGGTAAGTTAGATCCAGAATCAATAGCTTTTAGAAAGATGTCAGCTCTATCTAATACACCTGGTAAAGGAATGCCAGCAACCGACACATTCTTTTTGAATGGTGCAAATAATGGTAATAACTTTTTAGCTGGAAGTAACTATCGACTACGAGATACGATGAGACTTGTATCACAATCAATCACACAGGCCGAAATAAATACTGTGATTGATGATGTATCTGGTTCAATGTTCTCAATAGGTACTGGTTCATTTTCATCATTGGGTGGATTCAAAAGAGTATCACAATCTTATGCTGCAGGAACACCCACAAGAGGAGCTATGTGGCATCTAATACCAAATGATGGAACAGCAAATAGACCTGGTGCTATGAGATTTTTTATGGGTACAAGTTTAGGTTCGTCTTTCATATCAATGGAAGAACCTAATAGTATAGTCAGGTCAGTACTCGACTCTAACTTTCATATTATGGGTTTGAATACCTTACAATTACCACAATTCGCACCAAAAGGGCCACAGGTAAGAAGTGGTGTGATATGGTTTGATGCATCAGCTAATTCTTTAAAAGTATACGAGGGTACAACTGGTACTTATCACGAATTCACAACAGGTGGTGGACCACCAGGACCACAAGGACCTGCAGGACCTGCAGGACCTCCTGGCCCACAAGGCCCAGCTGGCCCACAAGGACCTGCTGGCCCACAAGGACCTTCTGGAGGTGGTGGACCACCAGGACCACAAGGACCTGCTGGCCCTGCTGGTTCAATCTCAGTTGCTAATGATGCAGACACGAGATTAATAACAATGGATGGAGATGGTACGGCAACTGCACACTCAACTCTAACCTATGATGATTCAACAGAAATATTCAAATTCAACTCCATCAATCAAATAACTGCAAGTTTTGATAGTACAGGAAATCCTCACGGAATGATGATGACCACTACGAGTGGTGCTGGTGGAGGACCATATCTAACTCTACAGAGTGGTGGTGGTATTCCTAAACTTCTATTAAAGGCTGATACTGATAGTAAGTATGCAATGATTGGGTTCTATGATTTAGATGATAGAGATACCGAACAGGCAACTCTCCAATTGGAAAGAAGTTCAAATAGATATACTGGAGCCACACAAAATGACTTTGTTATCAATACTGCAGCAAATAACAATTTATTATTTTCATATGATGGTGATGTAGAGGCTGGATTTTCAAAAGGTAGATTTGCAGCATTTCAATTATATCCTACATTTCATAATTACAATTATGGATATACTGCAGGTACAAAAGTTTATGTACCTTGGAATAGTTTGAGTGAAATAACTTCGATTAGTTATTATCACAAACAGGCACCAGGAGTTGCAGGACAATTACATAAGGCAGTGATAAGGTCAGAATCTTCACCAGGTAATACTGTGGTTGGATATCACGAGGCAGGTGATAATTTTGCAAATCCAAGTACAACTGCAACAGAAAGTGAAACTATACTTGGTATGACCTCTAATACTAATGGGTTTGCAACATTTTCAGCAACATCTACATTCGCAAGTACTGATACTATTGCTGTTAGTATAGACCCAACAAATGACCAAAACGACACGATAGTAACATTGTGGTGGTATTTAGATGCATATAGTTTACAATAAAATGATATTTATTAGAAATTGGAAACATAAATGGCAATAACAAGAAAAGCACGAAAACGGATATTCAAATTAGCAGAAACTTCTGATCAAAAAACGAAGATATCTTCTGCGAGAAGTCGAGGTGATGTAGCTTCCGATAAAGGTGTAACTTATGACCAAACAGATTTGGCCTTTTATGTTACCGAAAGTGTACATAATGCTGCATCCGAATCTGTTGCAAAAGGTCGTTGGTTGGAAGATGATGGTTTTTCAGATTTCGTAGGTCCTATAGCATTTCTGATTGATGAGATGCAACAAGATTTAGATGCAATAGACACATATGTACAAGGTACAAATTTTTCAAGTGGTACGAGTGGAACAAGTGGAACATCTGGTACGAGTGGTACGAGTGGAACATCTGGTTCAAGCGGAACAAGTGGAAGTAGTGGAACAAGTGGAACGAGTGGTTCGAGTGGCACAAGTGGTACAAGTGGACAAGATGGTAGAGGTGGAAATCCTGGTTCAAGTGGTACAAGTGGAAGTAGTGGAACAAGTGGAACGAGTGGTTCGAGTGGTACGAGTGGTAATAGTGGTTCAAGTGGTACGAGTGGAGTAAGTGGGTCAAGCGGTACAAGTGGTACAAGTGGTAGTAGTGGAACAAGTGGTACAAGTGGAACATCTGGTACAAGTGGACAAGATGGTAACTTTGGTGGAGCAACATTTAGATATAGATTTAGTACTTCTACAACTACAAGTGATCCTGGTTCTGGTATAATAAGACTAAATAATTCTACACAAAGTTCTGCAACTCGTATGATTATCGATGATGCGGATAGTAATTCAGAAGACATACAAACATATCTAAGAACAATAGATGACTCTACATCAACCATAAAAGGACATTTTAGAATTTCAAATCTTACAGATTCATCACAATTTATTTTGATGACAATTACTCGTATTTCCGAAGAGAGTGGTTACTTTACAGTTGATGGTGGAGTAGTTGCTAATTCTGATAGTTCACCATTTAGTAATGGTGAGTTTGTTATAGTTACATTCGCAAGAACTGGTGATAAAGGTGATAGTGGTTCGAGTGGAACAAGTGGAACTTCAGGCACAAGTGGAACATCTGGCTCAAGTGGTACAAGTGGGGTAAGTGGAAGTTCAGGTACAAGTGGAACATCTGGTTCAAGTGGAACAAGTGGTTCGAGTGGTACGAGTGGAGTAAGTGGAAGTAGTGGTACGAGTGGTAGAGATGGTGGTACAGGACCACCAGGACCACAAGGCCCTCAAGGACTTCAAGGTGACCAAGGACCTCAAGGTGCTGCTGGTGTTAATGGTTCGAGTGGAACAAGTGGAACTTCAGGTACAAGTGGTACAAGTGGTTCAAGTGGAAGTAGTGGAACAAGTGGACGAACTGGACCTCAAGGTGATAGAGGAGCTACAGGACTTCAAGGTCCACAAGGTGGTACAGGTGCACAAGGCCCAAGTGGTTCAAGTGGTACAAGTGGAACTTCAGGTACAAGTGGTACGAGTGGTTCGAGTGGAACAAGTGGCACAAGTGGTTCAAGTGGTTCTTCAGGAACAAGTGGTGTTGATGGTAGACAAGGTGATAGAGGAGCTACAGGTCCTCAAGGCCCTCAAGGTGCACAAGGTGGACAAGGCCCAAGTGGTTCAAGTGGTACAAGTGGTACGAGTGGGACTTCGGGTACAAGTGGTACGAGTGGTTCAAGTGGTTCAAGTGGTACAAGTGGAAGAACAGGACCACAAGGCTCACAAGGTGATAGAGGAGCTCAAGGACTTCAAGGTGGAACAGGTGCACAAGGCCCAAGTGGTTCAAGTGGTACGAGTGGAACAAGTGGGACAAGTGGAAGTAGTGGAACAAGTGGAGTTTCGGTACAAGGTCCTCCAGGCCCACAAGGCCCACAAGGTGGTAGAGGAGCTGATGGTTCAAGTGGAACAAGTGGAAGAAGTATTACAGGACCTCAAGGAGCTCAAGGCCCTCAAGGTGCACAAGGTGTAGCAGGCCCACAAGGACCTCCAGGTGCAAATGGAAGTAGTGGAACGAGTGGAAGTAGTGGTACAAGTGGTACAAGTGGTACTGATGGTAGAAACGGTACTGATGGTAGAGATGGTAATAGTGGTTCAAGTGGTACGAGTGGAGTCTCGGTACAAGGCCCTCCAGGACCTCCAGGTGCAAGTGGTTCGAGTGGAACAAGTGGAGTTTCCGTACAAGGCCCTCCAGGCCCTCAAGGACCTCCAGGACCACAAGGTGCAAGTGGAAGTAGTGGAACGAGTGGAGTTTCGGTACAAGGCCCTCCAGGTGGAACAGGCCCACAAGGACCTGCAGGACCTCCAGGCCCACAAGGTTCAACTGGTGCAAGTGGTTCGAGTGGAACAAGTGGTAGAGATGGTGGTACAGGACCTCAAGGACCTCCAGGACCTCCAGGACCTCAAGGTGCACAAGGTGGACAAGGTGCAACTGGTGCAAGTGGTTCGAGTGGAACAAGTGGAGTCTCAGTACAAGGCCCTCCAGGACCTCAAGGTGATAGAGGAGCACCAGGTGATAGAGGAGCACAAGGACCAACTGGTGCAAGTGGTTCGAGTGGAACAAGTGGAGTCTCAGTACAAGGACCTCCAGGCCCTCAAGGTCCCGCAGGACCTCCAGGACCTCAAGGCCCAGCTGGTAGTGGTAGTTTGAATACAAGTCAAAGATTTTTACAAGATAGTAGGACAACAAAAACTATGACAATATCTAATGGTATTATAACGAGAATTGCATAAAAAATACTATTTACAGAAGTTTTAAAACTATTTATATAAGATAATTTAGGAGTTATAAATGAGTGATATAAAATTCACGGAAGAAGAAGTAAGTAAACTAAATCAATTAAAAACAGACTATGTAGAGTGTACAAATAGACTTGGTGAGATTGAAGTTCAGAAATTACTGAATTCTCAACGACAAGCTGCACTTAGTCAAGCTCATTCTGATATGATAAAGAAGTTTGAAGAAACTCAAAAAGAAGAAGTAGAATTGACTAATAAGATAACCGAGAAATATGGACCAGGTACATTAGACCCAAACACAGGTGTTTTTACACCGAGTGAAAGTGATACTCAAGGAGAGAGTAAATAAATTTCGTACAGAAAGTGATTTTGGGAATTTTATTTGATATTTACTTATATAAAAATTTAACAACAACTATAACCAATTGGGAGAATTAAATGGCTGAACGAATAGTAAGTCCAGGCGTTTTTACTCGTGAAACCGACATATCATTCCTACCGCAAGGTATTGCGGAAATAGGAGCTGCTATTATCGGGCCAACAGTAAAAGGGCCGGCATTTGTTCCAACCCTTATTCGTAACTTCTCTGAGTTTGAAGAGATGTTTGGATCCACGGATAAGAGGTTTTATACTCCATATGCTGTAAGAGAATATCTACGAAGTGCAGGTACTGTAACCGTAGTTAGAGTTTTACACATAGGTGGGTATGAAGTTGATTACATCAATCTTGAATATAAGAATGATGGTGATTCCAACTTCCAATCCTCGTTCAATGGTAAAGTTGCTGCAACCTTAGCACCATCTGCTAAATCTAACTCAGGTATTTCCGACATAGGATTTACAGGAGTTGGTTTGAGTAGTGCAGCTTCAGCTTCGTCTGAATTTGTATTGACAGTATCTGGTTCTAATGTCGCTGCTGAAACTTATACTTTATCATTCGACACATCAAGTGCAAATTATATTGAAAATGTTATCTCAAGAGACCCTTTGAATCAAGATTCATCGGTTTACTTGTTAGCAAATTTCAAAAATTTGCATGTGGTGCATAAGGATCAACTGGCTGCACAAACTGAAAGTGCATTACCAAGTCTTTCATCATCATATATTGTAACTGGAAGTGGTACATTAGATTTCAAATCTGGTACACAATCTTATGATACTTATGGAAGTGCAAATACTTGGACTGGAAACTCTTCATATTCAAATGCAAGAACACCTTATATTTTATCACAAAGAATAGGTGGAACTGCTAAGAATCTATTTAGGGTGTACACAAGAAATCACGGTGCTGAAATGAATCAACAATTTAGGATTGAAATTAGTCAGATAAAAGCTGCTGGTTCAATTCTTGGTTCTGATTATGGTTCTTTCGCATTACAAGTGAAGAAATATAATCCAGACCAATTTGACGATAATGTTACACTTGAGGAGTTTGATAACCTAAACTTTGACCCAACATCACCACAATATTTCGCAAGAGTTATTGGTGACAGATATGTTGAGATTGATGCAAATGGTAAACTTACCTATTATGGTGACTATCCAAATAAATCAAAGTATATCAGAGTTGGTGACTACACAGACCAAGGAAGTAACGGAAGTGCATTGAATTCATTAGCAAAATCTGTAGTACCTATGGGTTTTGGAAAAGTATTCAATCCTGTTCCTGGTACAACAAATGTACCAAGTGCTTCTTTTGTGACTACTCAGGTAAACTCAGTAACAGGTCAGTATCAGGCTGCAAAAGCTTATGGATTTGACTTCTCTAACTTTGATAGTAGAGAGTATCTAAATCCGATTCCAAAGGATGCTGGTAATGGTAATAATGTTACTTTCTCATTGGAAGACCAATTAGGAAGTGCAGAAGCAGCTGCAGCACTTGATGGAACATCATCTGATGCAACTGAATCAATTACTTTGACTGCTTCACATATCAGACAAAGAAAATTCCAAGTACCATTTCAGTTTGGATTCGATGGTAACAATCCTGCGTTAGTACCTTATGTTGGTGCTGAAATCACTTCTGCAAATAGTTCTGGATTTGATTTATCAAGTTCTACTGCAAGTGGTTCAGTTGCTTATAAGAGGGCACTAAATGCAATAAGTAATGCTGATGAGTTTGATATCAATATGTTGGTAACACCTGGTGTGATTTCAAGATTACACTCTAATGTAACTAATCATGCTATCACTAAAGTGGAAGAAAGAGCAGATACATTTTATGTAATGGATTCAGCAGCTTGGGGTGATACAATCAGTACAGTAACTGGTGAGGTAGAAAAATTCGACACTAATTATGCGGCAACTTATTATCCGTGGGTAAAGATTGTAGACTTAAATACAAATCTACCTACTTGGGTTCCGCCTTCAGTAGTATTACCTGGTGTAATATCTTTTACTGATAAAGTGGCACACGAATGGTTCGCACCTGCTGGTTTGAATCGTGGTGGTTTGACTTCTGTAACAGAAGCTAAAACACGATTGACTCACGAAGAAAGAGATGACTTATACGAAGGTAGAGTCAATCCAATCGCAACATTTCCTGGTCAAGGTGTTTGTGTTTGGGGTCAAAAGACCTTACAAGCAAAACCATCTGCATTGGATAGGGTAAATGTAAGAAGATTGTTGATTAGACTTAAGAAGTTTATCTCAAGTTCTTCAAGGTTCTTGGTATTTGAACAGAACACAATCTCTACAAGAAATCGTTTCTTGAACATTGTGAATCCGTTCTTAGAATCAGTACAGGCTAATAGTGGTCTGTCAGCGTTCAGAGTTGTAATGGACGATTCAAACAACACACCTGATGTCGTAGACAGAAATAGGTTAGTTGGACAAATCTTCATTCAACCAACAAGAACTGCAGAGTTCATTGTACTTGACTTTATTGTACAACCAACTGGAGCTTCTTTTCCAGAGTAATTAGTCAATTACATTTCAAAAAGCCCCACATTCGTGGGGTTTTTTGTTTAAGAATAAAACTATGAAAAAACTATGAAAAATGATACCAAAACAAATCAGACGATTTTTTAGAATACTGATATTTATTACTGAAATAAGAAATTTTTTAATTGGAGAAATCAAATGCCAGATTTATTAGATCCTTCTGAAATAATGTTCACACCGTTTGAACCGAAGACTAAAAACCGATATGTAATGTACATTGAAGGAATTCCGTCTTACCTTATCAAAGCGGCAAATAGACCATCTATTCAGTTTGATACAATAGAATTAGATCACATAAATGTGAAAAGATATGTCAAGGGTAAAGGTGCTTGGCAAACTATAGACATAACACTTTACGACCCAGTTGTTCCATCGGCTGCACAGGCAGTAATGGAATGGGTTAGATTATCACACGAGTCTGTTACGGGTCGTGATGGATATTCAGACTTTTATAAAAAAGATGTAACATTCAATCTACTCGGACCTGTTGGTGATGTTGTAGAAGAATGGACATTGAAAGGGGCATACATACAGAATGCAGCTTTCAATGATTTGGATTGGGGTAATGGAACTGATCCAGTAGACATAACACTAACATTACAATACGATTACGCAATATTACAATTCTAACAATACTTTTATATCTGGCATTTTTTCCAAAAGTATAGTTATATAAATGGTTTTAGTATAGTATAATAACATAGGAGTATAGCAATGGCTGACTTTCAGTTTCCAACTGAAGTGGTAGATTTGCCGTCACAAGGTAAACTCTATCCAAAAGAATCACCATTAGCAAAAGGTACTATTGAAATAAGATATCCTACCGCAAAAGACGAGGATATTCTAACATCAGTAAATCTCGTAAGAAAGGGTCAAGTTATTGACAAATTCATACAGAATCTTATTGTTGATAAGAAAATAAAATATAGTGAACTTTTGATTGGTGATAAAAACGCAATTATGATAGCTGCAAGAATACTTGCATATGGTAAGAAATATGAAGTTGAGTTTGAACATCCGACTAATGGTCAGAAAGTATCAGACACAATTGATTTGACTTCATTCAAAGATAAAATCATAGATGAAAGTTTATTACCAAAAAGTGGGAGTGATATACCATTTAAGCTACCTAATTCAAAAATAGAGGTTACTTTCAAGTTACTTACTGCATTGGATGAAGATGAAGTAACAAGAGAACTTGAGGGTTTGAAAAAAATATCAAAAGTAGATGGAGTCGATAGGGGAGTAACTACTCGTCTAAAGAGACTCATTACATCTGTAAATGGAGATTCCGAAAAGGCAACTATCACGGAGTTTGTCGATAATTATCTTCTTTCAAGGGATGCCGTAGCATTGCGTGAACATGCGAGAATGGTAACACCTGATATAGACTTAAGTTGGGACTATATGGATGAAGACGGAGTAAATCACACCTTACAACTACCCATCACCACCAAGTTTTTTTGGCCCGAGTCCGCAATATAAGGCGGACTTGCATTCTGAGATATGGTATCTCCTCTACCTCGGACAGGGCCAATTTACATTTGACCAAGTGTATACCCTGCCCATCTATCTTCGTAGGTTTTACATAAAGAAATACGAAGAACAAAACCAAAAAGAAAAAGAATATATGGACAAACAAACCAAAAAAACTCAAGGTATTTCTAAGCCTGGAATAACGAGAAAATAGTATTTCACGATATTTATAACTATATTGGAGAATCTTATGAAAACTCGTGGAAAACTAACAGAGGGTATTCTTGACGGAATATTAAAATTGATATTGAAAGGTCGTTCTAACGCTCTAAATAAGGCATTTAATAATGACCCTACAATACAGAAAGCCACGAAAGAAACAGAAGAGGCTCTCGATACTTGGGAGCAAACCTTAGTGAAATTAGCAAAACAAGGTAGTCCAAGTGCAAAGAAAGCTTTATCCGATTTGAGAAAATATCGTAATCTATAATAAGTTCTTCAGAAATCATAGTATTTCAAAATTCAACTAAAAGAAAAAAAATATGGCAACTAATCAAGAAGTTAGGAATCAGGACGAATTAACCAAAGGTGCAAAATTATATAAAGACACCGTTGTCGGTACAGCCAAAGCTTTTAAGGAGCAAGGTCAAGAAGTCAAAAAAATGTTGTCTACCTTTGACTCCATTACTGATTCAATTTCTGAAATTGTAACAAGTTTTGATGATATTGGTGAGTCTACATTTTTGATAATGGACAACACCAAGACTCTACAAAAACAAATTGCAAAAGTAGCAAAAACAAATAAAGACCAAGCAGTAGTACTGAATTCACATTTGAAGGCGTATCAAGGTGCATTGGCTACTGCAAAAAAACTTGATGCACAGGCAAAATTATTACTTGGTCCATTAGAAAAAGCAAAAGGTTTTATGGAAGGTATGTTTGGACAAACCTTATCTGAGGCAATGGGATTGAGTCAAATATTTGATGACCTAAATGAACAAGTTAAAAAGACATTTTTAAATTTACCTTTTGTGGAAAAGTTAAAACAAGGTATTGAAGATACTGTTGCTGGTGCTCAAGCAGCTTTTTCTGAAATGGGTGGTGTGAAAATGGAAGAAACTATTGAAGGAGCAGCTGAGGGAGCCGACAAAGTTGCAAAAGCCAGTAAAGATGCATCTAAGTCTACGAAAGAAGTTACAAAAGGTGCTGGAGAGCAATTAAATCTATTCACAGAATCAGAAAAGAAGACAAAAGACAAGGCGAAAAATATAGAGGCAGGTAAATTACAAATGATGGCCTTAGGTGCAGCTGCACTTCTAACTGTTGCATATGTCGCATCAATCGTAAAGAGTGCAGTAGAGTTGAGAAAAGAATTGGGTATTTCTGTAATGGAGGCATCAAAACTAACCAAACAATCACAAATCTTATCATTTCAATTTGCACTATTGGGTGTTAGTGGAGATGAGATAAAGAATGCACAGATTGCAATAAGAGAAGAGTTGGGTGGAACTGTGGATGGTTCAAGAGAGTTCTTATCTAATCTTATCAATACATCTGCACAAATCGGAATGAGTGCTGATG